GATGGACTAACTCTAACGCGACCGGCCTCTCCAAACTCTCTGTGGTAGCATATGGACTCAGCTTGCTGAAGACTGAGCCAGGCACCGCGAGCGGCATGGGCGTCAGCTGCTGCCAGTGTGCCGTGCTGCTCCATGGTTATACCATCATGCTCTTTGACGATCTTATGATGCAGGTGACCAGTATGTCCGTATCTAAACTTGGTACGACCCCACATGCCGCTAAACATAGTAGCGATCTTTAGTGGTAGCTGTTCCGGCTTACGTATATGACCGTGATGGAAAGTAAGCATTGTTTTCCCAAACTCATAGGCATAGTAGGGGCTTTCCTGATCGACCACTTGTACGCGAGGCTCATTGGCAAACAGTCTTATTACCATCTTGCGCATCATCATTGAGCTGAACAGATTGTGATTACCTTCAGCCATTACAATTACAACATTGTTGTGCTTAGTAAGAGCTATTTGTACAAGCTTTAAGAATACATCGATAGCTACGTCAGCCATCTTTGCAGCACGACTGTCAGAGTCAAGTACATGGCCGCTACTCGGTGTTACAGGGAGAAGACTGTCATAGTGCATCCAATCCCCCAGGTCGGCTACAACACATGTTTTCGCATTAGGTGAGTTATTAACCATAAACTCAAAGCACTTAGTTATCGTCTCGTCTGCTATTTTTAGATCCCAATCTGCGCCGGTTTCTTTAGCCCAGGCCAACATACCTATGTGAGCGTCAGCAACAGTGTAGAGATTAAGCAGATCAGTAGTGAGAGGGGTCTCTGGGGCAGGAGAGGGTTCGTACTGCGGTAACTCTTCAGTACGTAGGCTTAGGTAATCATCGATCTGCTTCCACTTCTTAGCTTCGTCAGGCTTAGTTTTATGCCACTGAATAACTCTTCCGTGTGGATCGTTTTCAGGGAAACGAGTAAGCGTACTGTAACCGCTTACTGTGTGCGCTTCAGGTGGTAGTGCTTCGAATCCCTTTTCAGGTTCATAGGAACCGATCTCAGCTCTCTTAAGTATGTAACCTAAGCTACGTTCCAAGGCTTGTCGTGATATACCTATCGCTTCGGCTGCTGCCGAAGTATTACGTTCGGTTTGATATGCCTGTAAGTGTTCCTCCTGTTTTTCTGTGTTAGCAAATGCTACTACTTTGTCATCGTCCAATAACTTACTAAATTTACTCATGCATTACGCCTTAGTTAAAATAAAAGAAAAGCGACCTACCGGTCGCTTTGTATTCTTTCCCGAAGAGCATCGAGAATAAACTCAAGGTCTTCGTATGTTATTGGTCTCGACCTGTCAAATTCCTCGACATGATGAGATTTTTCCTCTTTGTCGGAACCGTTGTTATAGAAATTAACGTAATCAATCTCCATTACAGCCGGATAGTCTCGTGTCTCAGGATTACCAGCCCAACCTCCCACACTCATGCCGAGTCTTGCGCGTAAGCCTCCGGCCCATTCGATACCCTCGTACTTGGCTACAAGCTCTCCGTCAAAGAACCATCTTACCGCACTGGCGTCCCATTGAACGGAGTATAAGTGAAATTCAGAAAGATTCTCACCGCTATTATCCTCATAGGAAAAAGGAAATTTCCCGTCAAGTATATTCATTATGGAAGAGTAATAAGGTTTACCTCCGAGGGATTCGACAACACGTAACTCATTACCCTCACTGTCAATCATATAAAAGAAAGGCCACGCACCGGAAGCTTTGGGCATTTTAATCAATGCTTCAACGTAACCCTCTTCCAGTGTCATCTGGCTTTCAATAGAACCTGATGTGAAGCTCTGCTCCACTACGTCTTCGAGTTCACGTGAAGTTTGTCGAGCTTCTATTCGAAGTATACCGTTCTCATAGCTAAGTGATTCAGCTATAAACTTAGCTTCATCTCTTACAGTATCCTTGACGTTCCATCCGGTAACATCACCGTCGAAGTTATAGGTTTCGATTACTTCCATCTGGCCGTAATCTACAAATTCTTGGCCTTCAGCAAAGCTGCCTATGAGCAGGCCAAACAAGAACAAAAAAGCAAATAACTTATTCATATTATATTCCTCAGTTTAAAGTTGGTTGATTATGTTAGGACCGGCAATAAGACAGCCCGGTCTACCCTGATCAACACGACCAGGGCACCAGTCTTCGTCACCAGCTGTGTTGGCCGGACCGTTACCACAATTAATGTCGTTGTAGATCGCATCCGCTCTGTTGATACCGACAGGCGCATTTTGCTGCGCCTGTATCGTTCTCGCATTTACCCCTCCAATGGAAAGGTCACCGGCACCGTGGTCAAAGCCACTGGCAATGTAGCACTGGTTCTGATACGAATAGCTATCAGCCCATGCTAAGCCGCCTGGCTCACGTAGTACTCCCGATAGAGGTAAGTCCAGTGTACGGAAAACTGTTTCATTACCATCTGTATCCGGTACCGGGTTAGGTGAAAGTCCAGGGCCACCGGTTCCGATCACTTCACTTGAACATACCCATTGACCGCGTATAGGATCACAGTCGCGTGTAGTTGCTGTCGGGCACTGTTCTGCAAATAATTGCTTGGCCAGGCCAAGGGTAGGTGCAGAGACGCCTGTTAGGCATTGAGATACAGCGACAGGAGGTTCAGGTACCACAGGAGTAGCGACAGGAGGTTCAGGTGCCACAGGAGTAGCGACAGGAGGTTCAGGTGCCACAGGAGTAGCTGTCAGCGTGTCTGCCAGTGTCGGGTTTCTGAAATCTCCGCACACCCACTGTCCGCCATTTGGATCACAGTCCACGCGTGGCAGGGTACATTGCTGTTCGTACGCTTCCTTAGCTGCCCCAAGAGTAGGTCCTGACGCGGCACACTGGCTGGCTACAGGAGGAGCAACAACAGGATCAGGCTCAGGAGCAATAACAACAGGATCGGGCTCAGGAGTAGGCGCAGGAGCAGGTTCAACTACAGGCTCGGGATCAGGAGTAGGCTCAGGGACAGGAGTAGGCTCAGCAGGTGAGGGTGTTACTGCGGCGGTAGGGTTGTTGAAATTGCCACAAGCAAATCTGCCCCCACCAATAGGATCGCAGTCACGTCTACCAGTGTAACCTTGATCAGTACATTGCTGCTGGTATGCTGTCTGAGCTAAACTCAGATTGTTACCGACTACAGCACATTGACCTTCACGAGACACGACTGGCGAACTAATAGGAGGTATTACTGCAGGTACACCGTCTAATCGAAATTCAATCCGATCAATGAACAAACCGTCTTCACGAGCACGCAAGTTAATAGTATTCTGACCAGCAGGCAGATAAGCTTGGGCGTCACCTTCTACGCCACAGTGATTAGAGTCCAGTCTTAGTGCACTGGAGTATGTCCATGCGTTTTTACCACCACACCACTGTACGCGTTGCGCCAGGGAGAAGTCACCATTAACTCCAACGTGAGCACCGTTGTCTTCTGTACCGCGAGACAAGGCTCTTACAAATACAGTGTATAGACCTTCAACTTCAACTTCAACATTGTATGTAAGCTCCGGCGCACCGCTTGGAGAATCCCAAAAGTTTACGCCTGGTAGTAGGGGATCGTTGTGTGTAGCACGGGTATCAGGTAGAAGTTGCATTCCCGTCTGTCCCAGCTCTGTTCTACGTACCCATTCTTTGTTACCCGCACCAGTGCTGGTTGCAAAGTTTTCCGCTTCAATAGCTACAAGGGCGTCCGTTGTGGGTGGAGCCACAGGCGTGCTGCTACCAACAAAACGAGCAAAGTCCGCAGGATTGCTAATCTGGTTGGTGCCCACATTAAATAAATGTAGAAGCTCAACAGTATCGCTGAAGTCTATAAATCTATCGAATTCGTTAAAAGCATTACGCCACAAAGGATTGGTCGCAATCATTGTATTTGCAAGAGAGGTGCTGAAATCTTGCCTTAAGTCAGCAGTGGCATTCGGATTATTACCATCGGCAATTTTAACGTAGTTGGTATTGTTCCTAACGAAATTCAAAGATGAAGGATTAGTCATCGTTTCATTCCATACGCTGTGCTGGACAATTGTGACTTTCATCGTGTCTTCGCGCATCTTCTGTAGAACCTCAAAGGTGAAATCTGAGGGTCCACCTTCAGCAACAGCAATGCTGCCTCCACTGGAAATAATTGCATCCCATTCGGCAGCAACCGCATCATCGTGTGCACTAAAGTTGTAGGCCACCTCACGGTAACCATGATCTCCCCACACTAATGGTGCAAGTCTATCGACCTGTGCACGCAGGTAGCGAAAGTCTCCTCCGTCTACTGAGTTATGTGTATGGGTTCCGATAATGACGCTTGTGCGATTACGTACTCCCATCCGATCCACCAGCTGGCGTCCGGCAAGCATGGCATGTAGATCGTCAGGATCAGGGGCGACATCGTAATGCAGATATATGTGTTCCTGGGCACTTACGGTATTACTTAGCATAAAGCCAAACATACAAGTGAGTAATAGTACTATTTTTCTCATTTAAAATTTCCTTTGGTTAGTAAGGGAGGCGATACTACTACAGACTAACATCATTTTCTGGGAGTGAACAGCAGTTTGGTAATTTTTTCAATTGCCGTATCGAGTCTACCTATGGTTTCGTTTGTTCGATCCTTAGTATGGATTACCTCTGATTCAAGTAATATTACATCTTTGTCTATCTTTTCTATTCTGTTTTCTATATCTTCTACTTTCTCTTCTATTTTCTTCACTCTCTCCAGTTTTTTGAATTCCTTAAAGTCTGACTTTAACCTGTAAAGCTCCCACTTCGTAAGGGCATCGGATAAAATTATAGCTATCAATCCTCCGAAGAATATTGATAGCACTTTCCAATTAGCTATTGCCAAAGCTACTAATTGCATGATGGGGTCTTCTTCATTATTCATAAACTAATACTACCGTCATTTACTATGTATTTTTCTATAATAAACAACCGGGCCATTATCTTATCCATTTGTTTATCTTGTTTAGCCGTATCCTCCTTGAACCTCGGCCAATCGTCTCCCATGTCCCTGTACTGCATAGACCATCTATTAAAAAGTCTACTACTAGTTTCGCTGTAATTTTCCAATTTAATATTAGTATGCCTTTTATCCCTTTTTATTTTATCAAAAAGAACATCTATATTTTTCTTTTCACCTTCCAATAGTTGTATGAAATTAAAACCGTCGAATAGAAGTATTCCTGTTATGTTATTGGTACTATTATACGTTCTGATTTTGGATAACATCGAATCCATTCCTTCGCTGTTAGATAGGCCCCCTGCGTGCCTACTACTGTATATTAATTCCATTAACATTATTCCTCCTTTAACCATTTATTAATAAGATCAAGGCGCTCATTCTTGCGACGTGTTAATTTCTTCTGATCCAATGCTTTGTTACTAGGGTCAGTATCAAAAGACAGCCAATCGCGAGAAGGTTTCCATTTAGGAATGGTACCTTCAAGTAAATGCCTGGTGTCTGCCTTACCTACTTTTATAGCTTTGGATCTAAGTAATGATTTTATCTCGTTATCTGTCATTCCAAGCTTACGCGCTATATCCACATAACCATGCATAGTGCTGAAAGTTCTGTTACGGGCCAACATCATTCTATCAAAGGCACCTCTCAAGTCGGATTCGGAAACATCACCGGTCCTCTTAGCTACTTGACTAAGGATCTTAGTTGAGTTTGCTTTTGAGCTTTTAAATCCATAAGCCTTGTACTTAATAGCGTTAGCAATATTCATTGTGGAACCACGGAAACCGGCTATAGCTAAAGTCTCATCTGCCATAGTCATTTGCTTAGCACCCTTAACCCGACCCTGTGAAGCCTGATATACATTTTCCAATTGACTCAGAATGGTAGGCTGCATATTACGGCGAAGGTGATTGAACTTGGATTTGTTCTGTTCCCACATACTATCATCAGGGTTAAATATCTTACCGTACATTCCTATGCGTTGGTTAGAGTAGATTTCCACCAGGGCTGAGGCCGTAATCTCCGGTCCAATAAATGGCTCTGATAATTCTTTAGTAGCGTCCAGTATTTTCTTTGTAGCACCTTTGTTGTTACCGTTAACCAATGCCTGGAAAGGCTTCTGTACATATCCGTAAGGGTTATATCGACTCATGTCGACGTAGGTTAACATTCCGTTTTCATCATAGCCGGTATAGTACAATGTTGCGTTACGACTCCATGGTGGCAGGAGAGCGCGTATAGCCTCGTCGTCTTCGTCATCCACTCCGTTGTTTAACATACTGATGGTACTCAGTCCTATGAATGCCGAATGTGCAACGGCTAACCCTAACCCTCTACGTGCAAACGCGGGCTTATCGCTCTTAAAGTCTTCGGCCAGGAATCGAAATTGGTTAATTGTTGTTCGTCCCATTTCATAAGGGAACGATACAAACGTACCGACCAACCACCATTTACGTATCTGTTGTATTAACCTGGGTACCATACTGTATGTCGGGTATCCGTTTACAATCCTATCTGCTGCAATACGTTCAGCCTTACGTAGATCGAAACCGGCTTTGAGTTTTGATGCTTTCTCTGACTCATAACCTATGACCTTCCAGAAGTCATCACCTAGCTGGTAGGTCTTTTGCATAAACTTCAATATGTTTTTAGGGTGACTAGCACCCTCAGTAGTCGTATTGAACTCCATGAAGTCTTCGATAGCCTTACGCATCTCGGTAGAATTAGGCGAGTTATGTAAGACTCCCTTTTCGATAAGATCGTTAATGTAGTCTTTGTACTTATCAGCTGACCAGTTACTATCGAATTTCTTACCGACGAATCTACCGAAAGCGTTTTCACCAGCGATGTCTGCCATAGTAACCGATCCGGCTTTCGCACCGGCTTTTACTCCTGCAAGACTGAATAGATGACCGTTACCAATCGTAAACCAAACTCCCGATATGAAGTTAGCGATCTGCGTAGCTGGCGAAATGATAGTCTTGCCGTACTTTACCATCGAGTTAGTAGCCATCATTGCACGCATAACTCCACCTGCCCTGGTGGTTTCCATAATGTCCTGTAAGCCTTGATCGAAATCTGTAGTGGTGTAGAGCCCGTCAAGAGGATTCATGGTGTCACTGTTCTTTGAAGCAAGCCTGGTATTGAAGTCTCGTGCTTCGTCCAACTTGATAGGCTTATCGAACAAAGCTACACCGTAAAGGGAGTCTCTTAAGCTTGTAAGGAAGTGATGATTAGCTATGATGTAGTTAAGCTTTGTTGCTGTCTTTGTAAAGTTTACACGAGCATCCTTGTATTCCCCTAATAATTCTCGCAAAGGTTCGGGAACTTCCTTACGCCTTTTAAGAACACTTACATCCTTTGAGCCGTACTTACTCCCTCTGGTCATGAAACCGGTTATGTCGCTTGACTTCTGGGCTTCACGCATAATGTTAGAAACCACACCGCTCACTTCTTCGGCTGACATGTCAGGATTTTCTTCCTGTATGAACGCTTCAGCATTAGCTATTAGCTTAGGTCGGTTTTCTTTTACATCATCTATCCATTTAGGATCGTCAAACGCGGCATATGAACGATGCAGGTACTCGCCTTTGTTAGCTTCTATAACATCGAGCATCTCCAAGTGCTTACGTAGGGCCACAGGGATATAACCTTGCTGTCCGCCAGTGCTCAAGGCTAACTCGTATTCGCGATGCTGGTCTTCGGTTAACTTATCCTCAGCGATTATGATACGATCTTTTATCGTATCCATGACCCCTTCGGATAAAACATCTATGTAGGCGCGTAACTCGTCTAAGTCTTTTCGGATGTGTTTGGGTACAAACTGAGTACCACCACCGGCAAGATAATTGTTAACGTATCTGAAATGACTATCCTTGAGTCGGTTGTTCTTACCATATCCCCTATGCATAGCGTTACGCATAAACTGTAGGTAGAACTCAATGTTCTTTTCACCTACAGCTTTCATGCCGTCAACTTTATTCTTCAGCTCAAAAGGAGTATCAAAATTACCCATGATGTCTTCGGGTACAATGTTTTTAATATCCAAGAGACCTCGGGTAGTAAGATTTCGTTTAAGAAATCTCTTAACTCGCTTACGACTAACATTTATATTTCTCTTAGCCTTACCGTGTATAGCACTAAAGCGCTTAGTCTTTTTCTGCTTTAGCGCGAATTTTGAGCCGGTTCTTTCTTGTCCGAACTCTTCTGCGTACCTTGCGTTGACTCTGTCGATATCGGCTGCGATATCTGAAGTGGCCTCTTGAAGATCGGATCGTCCTTCTTCAATGAATCGTTGTAAGTAGCCTTCCCCATTAGGATTCTCCTTCCAGTTGTTTTCTAAAACTTCACCTGTAGAACGATAACTATTGACTTTAACGTTCTGTTCAATAACACCGGTACCCAACATGGTATCCAGTACTTCCTGCATGCCTTTCTGAAACGCCCGGTTGCGTACGCCTGTATTCTCGAAATTGAGAATGCGTATACCATTAGACGATTCCAGTATAAGAATGTTGTCAGTGTCGAATTTACCGCTTACACGTTGATTGAGTATATCTACTTCGTTCGCTGTAAAAGGCTTAGAGCTTATGATCTCGAATGAATTCTGACGCGATTTAGCTTCATCATAGACAGGGTAATGCCAAACCACTCTGTCTTGCTTTAAGACGGCACCTTTCATCGCTGCGTACAATGTAATCATCTTACGCGCAGCATCGGTCAAGCCGGTACCTTTGAATGGCTTTCCGTCTTCACCTTTGAATTGAGCTTTGCGATCAATCGCTATAGGGATGAATGTCTGCTCACCGGCACCGCGCTCACCTTGCCATGTCGAATAGCCCATCTCGCTTTCCGGTACGCTCATGCCTATAGCTTTAGCTATACGATTTGAGCCACCTTCGGTTATGACAGCTTCGATATCTCTTAAGTAGTTAGCGCGTTGCTCCGTAGAAGCCTCATGTAACCCGGGTAGCACTCCAGTACTATGCCCTGGTGCTACATCATTAACCATGTGGGAATTCCTCTCCGCCAGGGCATGGGAGAAATCGTAACGAGATTTTTCTATGGTCTCAGGGTTAGGTGCTTTGGCTCGCATAGCAACGTCATGCGCAAGTGTATAGTGGGCTTTATCGTCGCGTTTTGTCTGCTTACCATCAGCGTCTACTTCAAGTATGCCTTTCTTTATCTCCTCATTACGTAGAGGTTTTCGTATATCTTCTACGCGAGATTTTATAGCCGTCCATATGGAAGCTTGTACCTGCCACGGCTCAACGCCTTCGTTAGTGGCTATGCGTAGTATCTCATTGTTGAGGAAGTTGTACTGTGGCCCCTGGTCAAGAGTCTTCTTATCATAGCGACCAGCAATAGCCATCCACATGTCCATAGTGGCTGCTTCAGGATCAAGCTTAGAGCGATCAATATGTACCATAAGATTTTGATAGAAGGCGTTAGTCTTAATGCCTTTCCAGAATTCACCCTTCTCTAACAACCTCTTAGCTTTCTCGTCTTGATTCTTTGTGGCTGCAGCTATAGGTTCACCGGCCTGGTATTGGAAGTATGCTTTAAGAGCCTTGGTAGTATTCGCTTTAACGTTAGCGTTGGCAGAGTATATAGCGATAAGACCCACAACCTTTTCTGCCTCAACTCGATCACCTCCTACCATTGACAGTATCGCTTTGGAACTATCTTCGTACCAATACTTACCAGGCTCACCTTCTTTAAAGAGCTGTGTCATCGTTCTACGGAACTTACCCAACTTAGCAGGAGACTTTCCTATCCAGTTGGGAGCACCTACATAGCGTCCGGAAGATTCACGCTTAGGGGCTTCAAGCGCAAACTTAGTAGCGAGTGCTAATTCAGTTGCGTTATCCTTTGCGCCTTCGGTTGCAACCCATTTGGGTAAGAGACCGATCTTCTGATCAGCAAATACTGTATCCTCACCTGAAGCAGTTTTATTAGCTTTAGCATGTGGACCGAAGTTAACCCATGAATTCTGACCACGTGTCTTACTAGTCATAGCGCGACGAGCTTTAGGTGTATACATAGCAGAGTGAGATCGCCATGCATGCTCCTCTCCGCGTGCTCTGAAACCGTTACCGTCTTTTATGTGTCCGAAGTAATCGTGTACTGCACGAAAAATATCATTCGCCAGGGCTGGTTGGTCTCCGAACTTGAAAGGACTCTCTTCGAGTAGAGGGTTATCGGATACATCTATGTCCGTGTCATTACTACCATACCCACTGACAGTTGGGAAAATGTAGAGATGGTTGTTCTCGACGGCGTCCTGTGTTGCGTTACGCGGGTTACCATAAGTATCTTTGCCGTCAGGGAAGAACTCTATAACAAGGTCAGGGTGACCTTCCAGTATTGCGCGGTACTGTGCGTACGTTTCATCACGCATAGCAATGTAGGCTTCCAATACTTCAGGATCAGATGGGTTGTGCTCCATCTTGTCATAGGCGTCAGCTATGCGCTTGGCACGTTTCTCGTCTACCTTTGCGTATAGTTTAGGTGTTACAGCCTCTATGTTATTGTCGGCAATATACTTGTCGGCAATGTCCTGTGCGGTCTTGAAGCCTGTGGTCTCTCTATCCTTACCGTCCACCTTAACCGACTTAGGCATACCATAAAGATGGTATGCTGCGGCTTCGCGTTGCGGTTCAGGTATAGGGAATACTTTTCCTGCTGCCATGGGCTTGGTCGGAGTGACGTCCAAAGCCTCGAATACAACAGCATAGTTAAACTGATCGGTGAAATAACCCTTGTAGCCTGCACGCTTAATGTTGCGCTCAGCAAGGTTAGTGTCACGCTTAGTCATCTTACTGTACTTGTCGTAGCGCGTAGAACGGGCGACTATGCCTTCCGGATCACCTCTGAAGTCATACAAGCTGTGAGCAGGTATCGATGCGGTGTACGCGTTAGCTCCGAGCCCTGATTCCTTTTTGTATCCAGGTAAACCGAAGTAGGTAGAAGGAGTGTAGTTAGGTTCATTTTGACGAGTCCTCTCAGCACCACGTATGCCACTGGTGCCAAACTTACCAGGATCAGTACGCTTAAACTTTTCCTTTGAGAAATGTATAAGAGGTACGTTACCGTCAGCATCAACGTAAATAAATTCAGAGTTGTAGTCACGCTTGAAATCATCGCTTCTACGGTAGTCTATTACGGGTACCTGCTTTATGCCAAGTTCACGCGCAGCATTAGCCCGGTGGCGTCCGTCTTCTTTACCATCAGTGTTTATCTGTAAAGGATCGACATCAAGACCTTTTTCCATACGGTCCTTAAGCCCATCGATAGTCTCACGGCTCTCCTCATCAATAACTAATTCCTTTACGGAGTTAAGGTACTGTGTAGGAGACATCCATACGAGACGTCCGCCTGTCTCTTCGAACTGTCTGTTGAATAACCAATCGTCACGCTTAGGTAAAGGGTATTCCAATGAGTCAAGTGAAAACTTACTTACATTATCCTTAGTGTTATCTCTAGTCGCAACTCTCTTGGCTGATCTGATGATGCTTATGATTTCATCTTCACGTACATCATTTATGCCGTAATTCCCCAGTGCCTTTTTGTAAAGCTTGACGATCTTACGTGCAATAGTTTTGACTGGGCCTGAAGGTTCTTTCTCAGCAATGTGCGCTATAAGTTCTTCAGCCATCACTGCTCCGACAAAAGGATTGTCTTCATAGTGTGAGAGGTACTGGTCGAGATTGATATTGTTCTTTTCGGCCAGCGCTGTTATCCCCTCCAAACCTCCAAGTGAATCGCTTAGCTCTGACATTCGCTGTGTAAGCTCTTTGCCGTGCTTCTTGTGTAAGCCCATGTGAATAGTCTCATGGACTAACACACGTCTTACGTCACGCGCCGTTGCCAAGTTAGAGGCTATGACATGTACTTTACCGTCACGAGAGTTATATACGCCACGTGGCTTACCACCTCTAGGTATATCTTTACGTAACTCTAACGGTAAACTGTTTACATCAGTGTGTATTTCAAAATCCTTCGATCCCTTTGTTACAGTATCGAAGGCTTTCTTTTGTACCGGGTTGTATTTAGCAACTCGCTCATGTCTTTGTGTACGAGGTATGTCGCCTAACTTTTTAGTTTCCTTTGCAACGTTATTTTGTTGCGCTTCGCGGAACAGTTTAGAAGCTCCGCCTAACCTTCTTATAGCTTCATACTCATATTTGTTTAGATTATTTATAGCTTCATTATATTCGGCTTTACTATTTGCTTTAGACGCAATAGAAAGGACTCTGTGCTTTAAGACAGAGTCCTTACCTTCTTGCTTTTGCTTCGCCTCACGGCGTTGCTTTACGGATTCAGAAGCTCGACTTAATGTTTCGCTACCTTTTCCTTGTACGACTCGCTGCCGCTCGCTGCTTCCATCAAGTTCTGACCTGGACGCTGCTTGCGACTCTGTTGCATTGTCGAGTTCTGTACCATTGCCGGATCTTTGTGACCCTGGTTCGCCCCCTGTCCCGCTCCGCACAGATCGTTCCCGTTGCGACTCTTCGCCGATCCGCTGGTCATCACCGGTCCCGGGCCGTACGTTGGAGCTGTCTCCGCCTTCTTCGACTCGTTCCCGTACTTCATCCCGCCGTTCGGTCCCTCGGCTGCTCCCTTCCCGACGTCCTTCATCGGTCCCGGAGTGTGACCCATCTGTTGACTGGCTGGTGCTTGTGCCCCTACCATCGGCTTCTTCATTCCCGGAGCGGCTGACTCCTGAACTGTTTTCTTCATGTTGTCCATCTTGTCCATCTTCATTACCTTCTTTAGTTTCTGCAGAAATGTTGGGCACTATGCCCTGGTTACCGGCGAGAATTAACTCACCAGATTCGTCTAACGCCGCTGATAGCTCACTACCATCGTCGTCAAAATACTTTACGTTACTAGGCAACTCACCTCTATTGGTTCGTTTACCCTTCTTAGTGCGATCAATTTTCGCATTCTTCATGTCAGTATCAGCATCATCTTTATTGTCTGCTATACCGTAAGTAAAGTTAGCTCCATCTATCTCTACTTTTTTACCGTTCTTATTTGCTTCTATTTTAGTTTCAGATAGTATAGAACGGACTTCTTCAAGTTTCTCGCGTACATTTTCCCCACCGTCCAGTACATAAAACTCATCACCTGAAATGTGGTAAGCAGAGGAACCAAATACTTGATCGAGAGCAGAACCAGCATTCTTAAGGAGTTGATCACCAGCTTCAGGAGAAGCGTAATCATTAGTACTTTTAAGAGCATCAACATCAATACTGACAACTTCAGTTGCATTTTCAATGTCCTCATTGAATGCTCTGCGGTTGAGTACACCTGTGAGATCGTTGCGATAAAGTTCACTTTCAATATCCTCAGCGCTCATAGCGGCTATCTTTTCACGTCGACTCGTGTCTACTCGTTTCTCTTTTCCCGTATAGTTAGCATCACTCTCTGGCGGAGTCTCTCTTGCATAACTGCGTTCGTTCTTACCTGCGTTTACTAATTTACCATCTATAACTTTAGCGTCACGTAAGTCAGTTACATTGTTAGGATTTTCGATTCCATGATCGACTCCTTGTACTGCCCCTGCTGCGCCACCGAAAACAACAGATGCTGCCCCTTCACCAGCTGCGCTTCCTACGCCTTCAAACAATTCCTGATCAGGGTTAACTTCACCGACAGCTCGGTTCTGTAATAACTGACCACTACCTTCTTCTATAGCTTCAGATAGACCTTCACCTACTGCACCTGAAACAGCACTGGCGATTCTTGATCTAGCAGCTGACCCTGCGCCTGATAATGTCTGCTCAAGTTTAGTTGCCCCAGGTATACGACTGACTAACATGCTAATAAAAAAAGACGATATAGCGGCCTCTTGAGAGAGTTCACGTGCAATCGTTCCGTTTATCTGCTTATCACTTAAGCCTTCTTCTGCAAGCTCAATCTTACGATCTACAAGGGCCTGCATAGAAGGGTTTTCGATTATGTAATCGTCCAGCTCTTCAGGAGTCATTTCAGAAACTTCTATAAGCTCTCCATTAACAGCTTGTATGGTTTCTGACGCTACTGAGGAAGCCTGCATTCCTGCTCCCGCTACTACTGCTGTTCCGGTAGCGGCTTTATTTGCAGCAGCTTTAGAAGCTCCAAGCTTAAGTGCTGCCTGTTTACCTACGGCACCACTTACTCCTGTTGCTAATAGTTGAGGTAGCTGTGTGCCGATAAAGTCAGCAGCTACAGGAAGATCAGTAAGTGTGCCTTTAAATCGAGCATAGCCCTTCTTCCATTCAGTATCGGCCGCTTCCACTTCAGCATCAAGTTCTGCTTTCCTTCGCTGTAAGTCTTCGGACTTAGCTTGAGAATAGATCTGGTCATTCTCTTCGAACATAGTGTTGAGGGCTAAGTCTTCAGCACTACCTTCGCGGAAGTATCTTGCTCCCTGCTTAAATATGTTCGTCCTGTCTAAAGTGTCAGCCGCTTCATCGAATCCTAATCCACGGGCAGCTCTTTCAAGTCCACTTTGAGGTAAGCTGAGAGCAGAGTTAATAGCTCCGCCTGCAGCTTTCCATATATCGAAAGCAGACTTAGCTACATTGTTTGCGCCATGGGCAACCGCTAAACCGAAGTCTTTAGTACGATTAGGATCTTCTTCTACGGGCTCGGGTTGTGCTGCCGCTAACGAGGGATCTGGTGATTCAACACCAGTATCGGCCGGAGGATTATTCTCCTCGGCCGACTGTCTTTCTCGTAAATCATTAAGTTGTTCATGAAGCGGTGCAAATTCGACCTTGGTCCCGCTGTTATTATTATTCGTTTCGGGACGGTTCAATTTGTCTGTCATGTTATCTTCCTTCGATTTGATCTAGCCATTGTAATGGAGTTAAACCGGCTTGTTCAGCCAGCGCTCGTACTTCGCCTATATCGAGATCGTTTTCTACGAACTCTCGATTAGAACTTAATCGTCTTTGAATTTCGTCGGTGTCATCTCCACCGCCGCTTTCGTTTTCGATTTCATCAAGCCATTCGATTGGAGTCATACCGGCTTGTTCCGCCAGGGCACGCACTTCACTGACATCAAGGTCACCGTCAACGAATTCCGGATTAGAGCTTAGTCGCTTTTGAATTTCAGCGGTGTCGTCGTTTTCGGATTCCTGGGCCTTGCCAATTTTAGGTTCGCTGCTGCTCGTAGAATTGAGTGCATTCTCAATTTCCTCAGCTTTAAACTCAACAGGCTCACCGGTTTGTTCGTTAACCGACACGCTCCCTTGTTCGTTATATACGCGCCAGTAGCCGTCAGGATCAACACGCACATCATGAGCGTCATTAACGTTCATGATCGCGCTATCATTGATAAGCCTTGCTGCTAACGCGGGATCAGTCTGGGATATGTCATACATATTCCTCTGCTCTTCGATAGCCAGATCAGTATACTTCTTCTCATCTGCCTTACTAAGACGACCGCTGTCAGCTTTAGCTTTATAGTCAGCTACTTTAGATTGTACCGACCGAGCATTTGCTTCCTTGGCAGCTGTCTCTTTCCTAACACCTCTAAGTCTTGACTCAGTATCGGCCCCACCTGTCTGTGATTGTTCTGATGCGCGTGCATCCGCAGTCCTAATACCTTGAGCACTCGTAGCAGGTTGTCTTGCCTTTTGGATATGAGTATTTTTGGGTCGGAGTTCTCTCTCAGTCGCAACCGATTGGGCATGATTTTCTGCCCGGGTATCATCCATACGGATTCCACGATGCTGCTCAGTGTCGAATGCTTTTTTACGCCGAGCATCTTCACTTATTGCGTCTTTGGCAGAGCGTCTATCGGTCTCAGTACGAAATCCGTCAAGTACATTTGCGGCATCAGAGCCGCCGCCTATTCCGTAATGTCTCATTATGGGTTAACCTGTTGTCGAATATCTCTGGTGGGGCTTTCCGTTGCTACCTGGCCGTATTGTCCTGCAGCTTTAGCGGCATTGTTTGCATTTGCTCCTGTGCCGCTGTCTCGGTTTTGGTAAGCGTTATAGACCTGACCTGCGCCTTGTAAGGCAGAGCTAGCAAACTGCCCTATAGCTCTACCTGAAGATGCAGCATCAGCAGCGTAATTTGCCGCATTGTTGGAGCGTATACCGTAAGTGCTTTGCAGACTGTTTGCTACCTGTCCTTGTATACCGGAACCGGAACCTAAAAATCCAAGACGCTGGATGAAGTGTCGGTCTTCTTCCTCTCTCCGCGCATGGTTTCTTGCCTGTGCAGTACCAGCCGCACGTTGGAAAGCCTGATCTTCGGTTGCTCTCGCAAAGGCAGCTGAGTCAGGACGTATGCCGAACTGGCGTAGCTGTCTTTCCTGCGCTGCAATAGATTGATCAAACTCTCCGGCAAAAGTGTCACCTGCTAATCGAGCCGCACCTTCGAGATCGGCATCCTGTCGTAACTCAGCTGCTATGCTGTCTTCAATAGGTCTGAAGTTTTGATCAAAGCGTTGCTGCTGTTGACGATTGATATCTTCGATACCTTGCAATTGGCGCTCAGCCAACTCATGTTCCCTTTGAGCCTGCGTCTTTGCGTCTTTACGTTGTTCATTGGCGTTAAACAATCCCAGTACACTACCTGCGACTTGTACACCTCCTAAAATCATTGCTACTGGCATTTTATCTGTCTTCCAAGTTGTCGACGTCGGCCTGTGAAGCTAAGCCCAGGTCTATTAAATCCTGCCGCGTGACGGCGCGTGTTCTACTATTGCGTCGTAAAAATCGCAGCTCAATGTTGTGGATCATCGGTTGTAGAATTTTAGCAACCTCCGGAGGCACAGCACTAAGCGTACTGGGTACCGACTTTGTTCTGTCTATATTACGAGCCATTATACAATTCTCCCTTCGATCCCGCTAGTGAGGCTTGTGTCACATCGACAGTGCCTCGCAATTCATATTCCCACAATCTACCACGGTCAGCATAATTGATCCTATCCGGATCGTCAGAAGTGACCACAATACTGTCAATCAATTCTTTATCCTTGAAAATGTCAATTGTGACACTTAGATCAGAAAAGTTCACCGGGATACGACGCGCTCCGTTGGCTGTGCCGCTGCCAAAAGTTGATCCGACTCCTGCACTGACTCCGTCAGGGATATCCCTGCCATCAAGTTCTCCGTCACTGATCAGACCGCAACCACCGAAAGTAAAGCCGTTGATTGCGCCGCCCATCCCATGGACCTGGGACAACGAATCCCAGAATTCAAATGTAGACATGTGTTCGGTTGTGATATCGGCCACCAGCTGATCGAAGTCTTCCGCCAGGGAATTAAAATCATCTTCATAGTCACAGGATAATATCCGGTAAGCAGTCAGCGCGAACGGAGAACCGCCGCCAAAAAGTTTGCTGCGCCACCGATACGTTCTGCGTTGTTCCCCGCCCTGGTACAGGATGATGTCATTACCCTGTGCCATAAACAGTTCGTTGGTACCGCTACGCACGTGCGCAGCACTAGTCCAATCACTTATCTGTGTTGCCACAGCGTTGGCTTCACGCATATCAAATACAAGAGCACGGCCTTCCTTTTCAGTGGACTCGTGGAAAGCTATATATTGTCCGTCCCGGAAAACTGCGTTAAACGTTTCGGGTTTATATGAAGCCCAGTCCGAATCGTCAAAATAGTCTTCGGTTAAAGCTCTACCTCCTCCGGCCCCTACGTAATAGAGAACTGAAGGTGTAGGGTAGATAACTCCGTTCGCTCCCTGGACAATACCCCTGGCGCTAACACATGGCTCTCTATCGGCAAGTACCGCACTCGATACGTTAGAAGGATCAAGTATAGCAGCGACCTCCGGATAACCTTCGGTTACGATAACAAGATTGTTGTCGTAACTTGAAAGACCTACGATGTCGTCGCTTACTTCAAAAGAGAAGGGCCAGGCGTTGGGAAGAAAAGCCTCCGACAGATACACTGTTCTGCCGGAGAAACCTGCAGCTACTCCGTTAGCCATCAGGTGTAATCCCCTCATGTCAATCGGTGGAGGGAAATAATCGTCACTACTGAATGACTCACCGTAGGTCATGTCAGAGTTAAAAGTGAATTCAGTTTCGTTAACAGGTATCTCTGTTACAAACCGACTTGCGCCTTCTACCTGAAGATAAATGCGTTGGGCCACAACGTTATATAAGTTGCCGACGCCAGGGCTGTTGGCTTCACCTATAGTCGTTACCCCGAGGTCCTGACCTACTTGGTAGTCGAATAGAGGACTGGGATCAGATCGATCACCTTCTTCACCGTAAGCGTTAACGAAGGTAGTTACAAAGAAGCTGGTAAATGTATCTTCTTCTGTAGCCGTTCCCGATGGAGGAACTATACCCGGGGGCCGAGAAGGTTTAGGAACACCCATGCGATAAGATATGCCTGCGTTAAACAGATCTAGTGTGGCCTGCTGTGGAGGCTCGTCTTCTGACGTCCAGTATATCCTACTTAGGTCAGAGTTAATGCTGTCGCTTATAGCGTCGACAACACTATCGAAAGCTACCCACTCATCGTTATCAAGGAACAATGTGAGAGGGTTAGATAAGGCTATCGTTTCTGAAAAGGAGTTAGTACGCATAGATCTGAGTTCATCAGATACTATCATGCAGTCAAGAGCGACCTGAGATTCACTATCGCCTAAGTTGCGCTCCGACTTCTTTGGTCGCTCGCCACTGAACTGTCTGTTGTTTATAAGCATTTAGAATACCTTTATTACTTCGTCCTGCAATAGACTTACAACAAACACCTGGCCGTTGTGGGCGGGTTCATTGTCTCTAAGGTTTTGATTAGTTTGTGCATTCCAGTGGGTACCAGTATTAATAGCGCCCTGTGCTCCTGCTTCGTATAAAGCTGACGCGCTAACACCCACGGAGTTTCCTGCTAGCACTATGATGCCGCCACCGTTAGCAGGATCGTCATCTAACTCAGGAGTAGAGAACATGTTCATAAAGTTGGCACCGGCCTCTATGCTAATGGTAGGAGATATAAGTATAAGTCCACCCGCCGCGTATACATTGGTCTGGGTGTTATTGCCCTGAGTACCTTGTCCTCCGTGGAAATGGTTCAAGCCTATTCCGTTTTTAATGTAGCTTAAAAGTTCTCGATCAGTCATCGGCTCAGGATTACCGGAAGGACGTTGAGAAGCTAACTGTGATACAGCCTGACTTTGACCTAGACCTCTGCCGCCGTCTGGACCCACATGCATTAAGTCTGATACACGGTTTGTACGAGCCATTACAACAGTGCCCCCAATAGTTATGCTTGTCCTGGCCCTAATGATAGCGGTACCCGAACCATTGATAGTTAGCGTTTGCCCTGCGGGTACATTTAAGTTTTCGACTTCGAACGGATCATTAGCGTTAATAGTTCCGTTATTAGAAGGCAGGCCAGGGTCAAATGTCCCGCCGTCACGAGCGTTGCCAAAGTAGCTCCATGCAAAAGGGAAGTCCTGGCTGGCATCACGGCTATCTTCGATTATCCTGCTTACAGTAAGTTGTGTAGTGAATTTTGTATTATCACCATCAGGATTGAAATCCTCTTCGGTACCTCGTATGGCTAGGCCTGCTGTAGTTGTACTCGCGTTAGCTTGGCTGGCGGAAACAGGATTATCAATTACAAAATGACTACCCGAAGATACGTAGCGTAATTCCATTACCCGGTTAGCTATTATAGCTCCTGCGTGAGGTACCGATCCGTCTGCTAAGCGAATGTCCACCAGGCCAATGCCGTTTACGTTAACACTGGATACGGCGGAAGGATTAGCACTATGTGGCAGGACCGATATACGCAAACTATTCTGGTAACTATTTATATTGCTTATCGCAACGTTATAAATACCACTGCCTACGGTTCCTGCTGCCATACCGTAGTTCGTACCGCGAATAACCGTGAAGTCTTGTTGTCCCGACATAGCAAATTGCTGCAGGGCTTCTTCTGTTAGTCGTAGTTCTACTGCCGCACCAGCAGGAAACGCCATAGCTGACGTACCTTCTCGTCCACGTTCAATAGTTATCGTATTGCCTGAGCGAGCAGTGGCCCTAACAATTTCATAGCTTCCATCGGGGGCTATAATTGTAAGAGGGTGCCATTCTCCTGCAGACAAAGATGGGAATATAGCACCGCCTATGACTTGCAGGCTAGTAGACGACTCTGATAAAGCCGAACTTAAATTCGACTTTGCGTTGTTTGTTACTTTCAATGACATGTTGGTTCCTTACTCTGTTATTGGACAAGCGTCTAAGTCTACTGGCTCAGGGACCAAATCCCATAACTCAGCATCACTTTCAGGCATAACAATGGATTCTGAAAATATCTTACGACCGTCAGCACCAAAAGCGGCAACGTTATAAGTAAAGTCCTCAGCGTTATCCGCCATACTGTTAGGTAACACTTTGAACGTCATAGTACCGTTAAGTGAAATCTGCGTTAGGGGAACCGGAGTTATGAGTTCTCCTTTACGTCTTACCGGGCGATCTGCATGTAAATAAGCATAAGCTTTGTCCTCAAAGCAATCAATAGGTAAGCCTCTCCCCGGGCTTAGACGTAAGAAAAAACAACCTTCTTCGTCGGGAGATTCCATGGCCATACCTTCACCGGAACCTTCACCGGAACCATCGCCTTCACCTGAACCTTCACCGGTACCTTCACCTGAGCCACCCCCGGTACCTTCGCCTGAGCCACCCCCGGTACCATCACCGGAACCATCACCGGTACCTTCACCTGGGCCACCTCCGGTACCATCACCTGGGCCAGTACCGTCTCCTGTACCTCCGCCTGTACCATCACCTGTGCCAGTACCCTCTCCTGTACCAGTACCCTCTCCTGTGCCTCCGCCTGTGCCCCCATTAGCGGAGGAAGTGTCATCTATAAGATCAACTAACTGGAAGAACCGGTCGCTGTCGTTCTGTACTGTTACGAGATTACCGGCAACAAACTCAGGAGCGAAACCAGTATCAATTGGTATTCTGATTCCGTTGCTCACTCCGTTGTTGGCCACCTTAAACAGAAATATAAAAGAAACGTCGTCGTCATCGCCATCGTATTCGTCAAATACAATATTTGATAACCTAAGAAAGGAGGTAGGCTGGCCGCCGCTCACATCAGGCATGCGGATAGTTATGGTGTCGCCTGGTAAAATTACCGGGTTACTGGTTAAATTTTCGTCCTGTGCAATTAACCTATCTACACCGTTAAAAACTACGTCTTCAAAAGTACCTAAATGAGCCATTAGTAAAATTTCCGTGGTTTAATACGTTGTGACTTCGTAGTGAAGCCTCGGTCTATCATTTGTCGTGAACGGTTAAGTTCGATCTCGAACTCGCGCTTGTAGTACTGAGCCATATCCGGATTAGACCATGGTTGGTTAGGTAGCATCATGATAAAGGACAAAGCACCTGAACGTATAAGTTCATAGTAATCCTCATGTATGACGCTTGCTACTTCAAGTGCATCGCGTTCGGGCTTTATAGAGGCTGTTATTTCTATACCCGGTACATCACGATATCCAGTAAGGTCTACAGGCACCTCCATTACCGCTGGAGAAGGAGTAGGAGGCTCAGCTGGAGGCTCAGCTGGAGGCTCAGCTGAAGGTACAGGTGGATTAATACGCTGCAGACTATCGCCGTTGAATATCCAATACGACGGGGACTCACCATTAACCTGACTGTTAGTAAACTGATTACCGTCGAGATCAAGTAAAGGTATGGGATTTCGAACATACTCCAAAGGCTGATCTGTATTCAAATTTGTGTCATACCATGTCTGACCTATGACAGCTAGGTCATCCGGGAACCTAGTAAACAAAGGACCACCACTTGCTTCACCAGCTACGGAATTCGGAGATAAAGATGCCCCTGCTTCTATCCAGTATAAATCACCTACTACAAACTCACTATCCGATGAGCCTGAAGGGAATCCTCGATCTTCAGGTATACGTATAAAGAAACCGCTAACATCGGGTAGGCCTACCTGCGCATCGTATATGCTTGACATATCCTGTAAAGGTAGATTCAAAAAATTACCATCCGTATTAACTGAAGGTTCAGTTCCCCCTTCGAATATATGGTTGCGTGTAGCTACCGCTTGGTATCCTCCAGGGGGTCCTGTTGGGGCGATATCTCCGCCTCCTGAATTCCATTGAGTAAATTCTATATCCACAACTTCACCTGAATCCACATGGCGTAGTTGTAAAGGCATAAACTCGGGAGTTAGAATGTTACGACCGATTGCAAAATCAAAAACTTCTTCGAAGCTATCTATCCACTCACCATTACCTATTCTCCATTCTATAGCGTCAGAAGTAGCGCTAACTAACGGACCAAAGCTACCACGCGCAAGTACTACTCGATCAGGTATGATCTCCCATAGTATGTTAACTTGATCTCCTCCGGCCTGTCCTCCTGGTATAACAATAGGTTCGGGAGCCTCGGGCTCAGCTGGCTCAGCTGGCTCAGCTGGCTCAGCTGGCTCAGCGGGAGATGTTACAGGCAGTGTTCCTAAAAATCTTGAGTTATGGATAGGCTCGCGTAAAAGCTCAATGAACCCTCTGTCGGGTATATGGTATCCCGCTATACCCGCAGTATCATAAACGTAAGTACCATAAAAATGCTGACTTGTTGTACGATTAACATGATCCTCAGAAGAGTCACGAATAGCCCTTCCACCGAGACATACCGACAGTATACTGTGAATGCGGGATGCGGGCGTAGGAGGATGTAGTTCGTATAATGTTTTACCGATACATACGGGGATTTCCGGTATATTGTCTCTCCATATACGAGCACGTTCGCAGGCTTCGATAATAGCTCTGCGAACGTGATGTTCAATAACCGGTGTTGGACACTTCGTTACATGTGGACGTATGTCCTGTGTCCATTCACTGATGTGTACAAGATCATGTACAAGTTTAGTCATTAGTCAACCTCGTCCCGTATCTCTCTTATGCGGAAAGTGTTCTGTACTTTCGTCTGCATAAGGTTAAAGAAATTCTCAAAGTGATTCCTGCCGCGTCCGTTGTTAGGAGTCATCTCGTCGTCTACTGCGTAGCAGTAATAAAGCATCCACTCCATTAGAGCCGGTGCGTACTGCAGGTTAAGAGGCATCTCGTCATCAAGCTCGTCTTCACTAACTTCAGGTATAATGGAAGCCTCTACGCGTAGCTTCTGACCTTCAATGGCTGGTGGCCACACATGAAATTTTCGGTCATTGGTTTCGGTCATCATGTAGTGTTCGATGTAGCCGCGTGAAGGGTCTTGACGCCAGTGCTGAAGGGTTGAATCCATTATTCCCATTTCGACAAGTGTCACGGCCCTTTTAGCTGTTCCGTCAGGGCATGAATTATGTAAGACATGAATTAACTTATGCATGTCCGAATCGATCTCCTGTTCGTGGCCTTCTTTAAGTTCGAGGTCACGACAGATAGTATTCGACGTTGGCCTTACATTCATTAAAGTCTGTATGGCAGAATTATAGGCAGCGACAAGTATAGATAATTGCCACTCCTTTTGACTTACATCCCGCAGCCTGCGGGATGTTTGGTTAATGATATCGCGGTTAAGCATTAGAGTTCTTCAACACCTTGTGGTTGATCCGCGTCGGGATTAGTCGCCTTTTCAAGCTCTTCCAATTCCTTCGCTTCTGCTTTAGCTTTAGCTTCGGCAGCAAGTTCGTCGCGTGACAGCTGGGCTTCACGATTAGCGCGTTCAGACATTTCAGCTTCTTCTTCAGCCTGCTTGTCTGCCAGCACTTGCGCGTTACGTTTTTCCTGTTCTAATCGGTTACGTTCAAGTTTTTCAGCGATACGTTGCTTCTGTTGAGCTTCAGTTCGTGCTTGTACTTCATCGGCCGATTCCAGGCTACGTTTAGCTGGATCAACAACGTTTTCAACTACAACAGGTTCGTATCCGTTTTCCTTAAGATACTCAGGACCGTTCTTTACCTTTGACATACTTGAGATAAGACTGTCGCGCTGCTGTTCAACTTCACGCAGTGACTTTGCCATAAGAGCTAAGTTACCGGTAAGAGATATTGTAGCTACCGAATCGCTACCCGGCACTTCAATAAGTTTACCTTCGTCGGTGTATGTAAGCTGACATGGAACGATGTCTTTGCGCTTAAGGATGTGAGCATTGCCTTCACTGATGGGAACCAGTGCGCCGTTTTTGATTAGCTTGGCACCCGGGATGACTTTTGCATCTTCGGTTTCGTTTTCGTTTTCGTTTTCGTTCATGGGTAAGTCCTATGTTTGATCAAAGTAGGACTACCTTCATAGAGAAGGTAGCCCGTACATTATAGACCAACAGAAGGTTTTACGCCACTGCGGCTACTGACCAGACCATTGATTCCGGCTTAATAACTTCAAAGCCGTAAACCATGAGGCCACGAACCAGTTCACCGTGCTTACGAGGGTTAAGCATGTGAACAAGCTTCTGATCTTCCATCTGAGCAGCAAACGTTAACGCAGACTTATGACATGCGATAACATTGTACTCGCCACCGGCAACAGCTAACAGGTTCGAGCTGTATAGGGTGAAACGGTCAATCATACCCAGTCGACCGTTACGGACGATTGAGGTGTCGTCACCAGCGATGGATGCATCACGAAGATCAGACTTCTTAATCAAACCTGCGATACGGGCTGGCAGGATGATAGAGCGTTGCGTTTCAGGTACGTTCTGCTCATCAAGAACAGTACCAATGTCGACGATCCAGTCGATGACATTCGCTCTGGTCAAAGCTACGGGAGTACCGGCTACACCAAGATCGATATCTTGGGAGATGATACCAGCGTTAGCGCCTTGGTTCTCTGGTGCAGCATCCAGGTAGATTTCACTTAGAACACGAGAGTCTACAACTGTAGCCATCTGCTCTGAAGCGTCACCTGCCCAGTCGTCCATCAAGTTGATATCAGACTGATACTTATCGACACCTTCGATACCGAAGCTGAAGGAATGACCACGGTCGATTTCCAACAGCATGCTTGGAGACTCAGGGTATTCATAGTCGAGGTCCATACCGACTTCGTAATCAGTGATTGCGATGTCTGGAGTGGTTCGGATATGTACCGAGTCACCGTACGCTTTAATCTCACCCTGGTAATCGGTATTGGCAATGTCACCAATAACGGTAGCCGGGTAAAACTTTTCCACCAACAGACCTGACCAGATCTGAGGGATAAATTTAGACGTCGAATCCGACGCTAAACTTGGGTACTGACCACCGGCTACACCGCCCGTGGCTGATCTTACTAAACGAGGCATAATTGCTCCAAATTAAAAAAGGTTTGAAGCGTCTACCTCTGTCCGACAGGACCGTTCGGTTCGTTAGTCCTGTACGCGGCCTTCAGCAAACGCTTGTTTAATTTGAGCCTCTTCTGCATCGAGAGCAGCACCTTCTTCAGCGCTGACATTACCTGTCATTGCTCTGCGATTGTACGCACTCTTGCGGTTGTAAAAGTCTTTCACTTCAGCTCCACTGTAGACCATTTCATAGCCTTGGGGTGTTGCTGTCCCGGGGGCAACGTAGTCTGTTGCGCGAGACGTGTTAGGTTCTACTATAGAGGACTCTGTTGGGCGTTGTGCTATATAAGTATTAACAAAACGAGCTACGCTTACAGCATCGAATGCGTCTTGTGCCAGATCAAGGTCTGCTTGTCGCGGGTT